CAGGGTTAGTTGTATGCTTATTACTGTTTAACTGTTTTAATTTTTCATCTGATGCTATTGGATCGTAAATTTTATTTTCTACAGACGGATCTAAGTCAAAATAATGTTGGAACGTGTCATATAGCGGATCAATATAAACATTAATATCTTTGGCAGCTGCAGAGACCTCTGGTATATATGTATTCATATATCCATCGGTAAAATCTTTATCAGATAATAAAGTTAAAATCTTATGCTTAATTAATTTTGATGTACCTAATTCACTACCTCTATGAGCATTTTGAATAACAGTAGTTTTTACATCTTGACGCTTACTTACAATATATTGTGTTATATCTTTTAGTTTCTTAGCAAAATATGGAACAATTATATATAATTCTGTAGGATCGTCATAATTTATATTTGATAAAAAACGTTTTTCATCATTCGTAGTATAATTAAGTGTTATTTCCTTTAAAATATCTTTATATACATCAATAACGCTTTCTTTTTCTGATACCGTTTCATTAGTTGTATCAACATACCATGAAGACACATAACTATTGTACTGCTCAAACAATGTACCTTCATTAATTGAAGATACATCGGTTGCTTTTAACCAGTCTATATACGATAAAGGCTTTTTATCACGATCAGCCATCAGAAGTATTTATAGTAAAACTCGAAGTTTCAAATATCAAACGTTATCTCCAGACACTACAGAATGAAATAAATTTAAACCTTTCCGTAGTTCGAAATCAATCATACTTTGAACATATCCCTCATCTTTTGTCCAAACCTCAATACTACTAAGAGATTCATTTAAATTAGTATAAGGATTCTGCCAATCAATAATTCCTTCAACTTGAACATTATTAGGGGTTGATTTATATTCATAAAAATTATAATATTTGATTATATCTGTGCCTGTTGTATCGTTATACAATCCCCATCCCCAATTAGGACTAAAACTACTAAGCGGATATGTTTTTAACATACCTACAGATGAATCATATCCTGGATCTGTATTTGATCCTGACAGATACATTGGATTAATAATTCTATATTGACGATTAAACAATTGTTGTGCAACAAATGGTACTCCTGCTGAAACCGTATATGTCGTAGCATCAAGTTCGGTTCCTAAATTTATACCTAAGCTTGAATTTTCGACTGTTCCGTATTTTTCAAAATCTCTATCATACTTGCTTCTATCGCCCCAAAGCTTTTTGTGTTGAATACTTAACAAATCCATAATACGGCGTAATCCACCAGTATATGTAAAGTTATAATTGTTTATTTCGTAATCTATTTCTTCGCATAAGGAGTATAGCGTGTTTAAATTGCATGTTTCAATGTCTGTATTGTTGCTATTAAAATTAGCAATTTTTTCATATATAGCTCGGCCGAGATCTGTTGGTGCACCACTTAAATCACCTACAATTTGACCATAAAAGTCATCAAAGAATACATTATCATCAATAAGCTGAGGCTGAAATCTATAAGACTTAATAGTATCTGCTGGATCAAAGTTTTCATTTAATTTAGCAACGTTATATTTACCGCCTGACGGGTAAATGTTAATAGTAGATGTACCAGAAATTGAAACTGTTGTACCTGCTCCAGCATTGAAGTATTTGTTTAACCATCTGAACCCTGTCCAATCACCTAACGACCTAAACATATTAGATGAGCTTAAGGGTGCTGTGTCTATATTTTGTGCTGCTGATGTTGATGGAGTTGTAGTATCGAAATACATTAATTTGTTTTCATATGTATTAATTACTAGAACTCTATTAAATGTATCACAGTTAACTCCGCCAAGTTGTGCATCATTAAATGTTAATAAATCAGATGATGCGTTGGAAGTAAGCCATTCTGACGTTTCGCACCTAATAGTTGTTGATACAGTATTAGTGTCATTGTCTATTTGTGTTAGTTTGTTAGAGTCGTGTATAACCCAACAATTCTGATTACCATCAACCGTTAAATATCCTGGTTTATAAAAACCACTTATTGTAGCTAGCTTTGTTCCGTTGTTATCTAACTTATAAATGGTATCAGACGGATAAACTTTAATAGTTGTTGATTCATCACAAAGCGCACCTCCAGTAGTGTCAAATATTTGTGACATTCTCCCGGTATAAGAGTGTACATCTACAAACCAACCAAGATCGGTTCCTGAATCGTCACGAGCTGCAATCAACCCTTGACCTGAGAACCGTCTACATGCATATGACCAGTCTGACTCAACTATCTCTCCTACTTGCCAGTCTGCTAGTGAATTTGCTCCAGTATAATACCTAAGTTCTGTTGAACCATAGGCACTTACATTAGTAGTATAGGAAGCTCTTGCTTGACGAAGTTGGTTGACAGTTGATAACCAAACGTTATTGCTACCATCTACAACCATATCAGTAATACCAACTCCATATGGCATTTCATACTTTACAGCAAGGGAGGTTCCACTAGATGTAACTTCATATTTCTCAACAAAAGAGCTCAACGGATTCGTATAAGCAATCCAAACATTATTATCAGTGGTAGTTTCGACGATACCAGGCTCATATAAATTAAACCCACCCATACCACTTAAAGTAAACCCACTAATACCTGTAACCGCAGAAGAATACGTAACATTGTCGGTTTGCTGTATTATATCTGTTACTACAGCGCTCACCGGGTCAATACCCACCGTTAACGCGGCATCATTACATGTTACCCATAGTTTTCTATTCTTATCTAATGATATATTAGATGGCGCAAGGTTTGTTGTACTTCCTGACGAATAATCTATTAAATCAATACGGGTTGGATCAGCTGTACCTATTGGTATTGATCTAAGATTGTAACAGCTAATTGGTGTACTATACGTATTTAAAGCTGAGATGGTATCATTAGTGCTATCCGTGAGATATGAGGTTGATCTGGCATTTTCAATTGTATTATCATCTGGTACAACAGCAAATGATAAAGTATCTGAAGACGCTGCTCTTGTTGTAGTATCAAGTGTAGTACGAGTAACAATACCAGTCTCATCATTGACAACATATTTTGTGTTAGGTAATGCAATAGTATATATCGAACGGAATGTAGGATTACCTATTATTGTAACTGTTGTATCTTTAGCAAACCCAGGAGAATTTTTAAGAGACACCTCACCTAATAGTTGCGCGCCATCACTATGTTCAACTGGTACAAAATATCCACGATACATTCCAGATAACGAATCTGGTAATTGATCGTCGGTATATTTAAAGAAGTTAGCTGATAATAATTGTTGATTTGAATCAACAACGCTTAAGTTTACAACGTATGAATCAGTACTTGGTGTAATACCGGAACGTATAGGCTTAATTGTTAATGGTGGATGGTTTTTTACAATCGTATCATTGGCATCTATTAGATTAACAAAAAATGGTATAGACGTCATTTGCCATCTACTACCTGTTAACGGCATAGTTGTTAATCCAGTAGTAGTAAATTTAACATTTTTAGCCGGTGTTGAAATTGTTCTAACCGGTATAGTTAGTTTCGAATATGAACGATACGATGGAGTAAAAGATAAACTATATTTTGGATTAATAATACTACTATAGTCTGGAAATTTAGAGACATCTAAACTTATATAAACAAATATAGGATCTATATCTGGTGAAACAGTATCGTCGGAATAATATACATTACCAACACCTGATGTACCAACTAATACTGTACCGGACGTGGTAGCAACTTTAGAAGATTTAACGCGCTCAAATTGTTGAATGTTGTATACTGGATCGAGACCACCTGGATCAAATAAACGAGTACCTTCTTTATAGTATATTTCCTCATTAGTTGTTAATATACTATCAACAGGCTCATATGATACAGTTTTATTATCTGCAGTAACAGGAGAATAGAAATTCCACGTATTTTCGACATGACGCCATTTATCTGTTTGTTGTCTATCGATTAATTTTTTAGCACTTGATCCGCTTGCATATAAACTCAATGTATAACCACTAGCTGATAAACTGTTATGTGGTTGCCATGATGTATGTCTGTTGATTTTAATTGGAGTGTTAGATCTACCATCTAATCTTCCGTTGTATATCTTTACAGTATTAAAAACGTTGGTTGTATCACGCTCAATATATGTTTTATAAAAATCTGAAACTGAAACCTGTTGAGTTAGTGTACTTAGATATTCATCGCCACCAGATGAATATGCAATTAACGAAACATTATATATTCCAGGTACTCTGTATACGTGCTCAGCCGATATACCAGTAACAACAGTACCGTCACCTAAATTCCAAATAAATTTGTCATCGGAAATATATGAAGGTACAGCATTTCCAATATTAAACGTAAACTTTGTTAGATCACAAGTAAATCCAGACAGTGTATAGTTGGCTGTACTAGCTACATCTCCTACTATAACACCTCCCGTTATATCAAACGGAATATATGTACTATTTTCCAACATTATTAGTATTCAATAACAGATCCTGTTGACGATACTGCAGATACAACCTCAATACTATCTTTAAATCCGATTGGATCATGTAAGTAAGGATATTTGTATTTTGGTAGCTCTTCATTTGATGTAATAATTTTAACATCTTGTTTTGGATAAATTGGATTCCACGCTAATAACTGCAACCCGTCTAACTCTAAATCAGCGTCAGTTCTTACTGTTTTAATATTTGTTACACCACCGATACTTAACAATTCATTCGTTAATTGTGTAACATTAATAGTACTTCCCAACGTTAAGGAATCTAAATGATTTTTAATTATGTTATATGCTTGATTCTTTATACCTTCAAAGCTGGCAGCTGAATCTACGCTTCTAATTAACCTTAAAACCGATACATCTTTTTGTGTAGTTGACGCAATCTCATTTGATTTTTTAGCGCCAATACTAACTGCAACATATACTGGGTCAACAATAACAGTTTCAGTTGTTAAAGATTTTCTGTCCCTTAATGAATCAATTATAGATGATTTTTGACCTGATGTTAAATAATTATGACGTAACGATCCTGACGATGTTTTTTCCTGTACAGGAATACTATATACATACACGTTGTTAAAATCACATGAATCAGCAAACGTTGCTTGATTGTATAATGTATTTGCATCTTTATTAACAGCTGCTAATTCCAACGTTTCTGTTAGATACTTGAAATGACCGTCAATATAGTCCCAATTGTTTATAACTTTAACGTCTTTTAAGATGTTTGAGAATTCATGTTTAATATGAGATTCATAATCTTGTTTTGTTACAAGTCTATATTGAGTAGTGAATATATTAGGAGCATTTTCTCTAATTTTGTCGACATTCTCCTCAAGAGTAAATGGACTTGAAGCTTGAGAGTTAGTTATTGTTAATAAAGTAATCTGTTCGTCAGTAATATAATTAATGTTACTGTCTTTTATCTCATTAAAGATTTCAGTAAACTGTACTGCATTATATTTTATTAGCGATGTACCGTCTGCGGCATTAACTCCGACTTCACCTTCAACACCATTACTTCTAACATAATATATCGCAACTTCATCTCCAAGGTTAAGTTTAGCTCCGTTTAGACCGTTACCAACTTTAATCTCGTACCTCTTATTCTCATTTAGTCTTACTTCATATGCCTTTGTTGTTGGATCTTCTAAAAATAATGATGATGTCTTTTTCCATTCAGACCATTTGCCAGTATTAACATCCTTTACATACACATCAATTGTAAAATGATCAATAATAACATCATCTCCAGGAAGCATCGTAAATATCTCGCTATCTTCACCTGTTGCAATTAATGACGGATATTCAAAATACTTTCCTTCATAAAGCATATGGTTGGTTCCAATGCTTTTTATTTCCTCTGATGTTGATAATGTCTTTTCAAACGAAATATCTTGTTTAGTAGAATAAAACGTACCACCAACATCAATAAACGAGTATCTTGGGATCGTATATGAGTTGGTAGTTAAATTTGCTGAACCAGTTACAGTTATAGGTAAAATACTTGTTTGTGCGCCAACTGGTTTATAATCAATTAGCTTAACGATCCGGTTCATATTTTCATATAACTCGGCTTCTGTAAAGATAGACTCAGAAGCAGTCTGATTTAAATAAAATAGCAGTACGTGATAGCTGTATGAGACAATATCAATAACAGATGAGAGGTTACTACCTTCAAAATTTTGATCTGTAAAGAAGCTCTTGTCATTTAATCTCTCTTTTATAAGAGCCTTTAAACTTACTGCATCGAAAGATGCATATGCATCTGTTGGTAATGTAAAATCGGTTAATTGTTGTTTAGCCATAATTAATTCATTAGTTGCATACCGTCTCTATTTAACACTCCTGTTAGTGACAAGTGACCTATCGGTAAATTAGGAAACTCTAACATAATCTCTATATTATATTGATGCAGATCTTCATCGCCTTCCACAAACAATTTAGCAACATTAACTCTTGGTTCCTGATCTGCTAAACCTTTTAAAATTAACCTAGCTATTAAATCTCCAGTTTGAGTAGTTATAGGTTCAAACAAATAACCTGATAAATTTACACCTAAAAACGGATTTAATAGCTTTTGGCCTGGAGTTGTATTAAAAATGTTCTTTACAGATTGAATAATTGCATCTAAATCTCTATGATCTTCGATATCTGTTGTGTTTTTTGCTTTATTTGCGGGGAGATTACCACGTACTGTACCTAAAGACAGGTCTAATTTTAAGTCTTTATACAGATATTGCTCATTACTAGGTACATTAGGCGAGAAATCCTCAATAGTTGCTTGAGGCTTGACGCGCTCTAATCCTGATAGTTTAATGTCTCCCACGAAAATATTTATTCATAAACTTTTCTTTTAAGATGTATAGTATTAAAGCTTA